GCAACGGTAACCAGTTGGACTTCATTGACAGAAGCCCAGATGCCGTCACACAACCATACGATAGCACACACTCACTCTTACAGTGGTGAGACGAACGAGACTGGTGATCACGCGCATGGTCATGGAACTGGACAGGCAGGAGCGCATAACCACGGTGTAACACAGGTTATAACAGGACGTACATCACACTCAACGGGCACTCTAAACAACAGGGACTTCGCAGACCCGCCTGTTAATTTTAACGCTGAACCAAACCATACTCACTCAATCTCTACTGACGGTAACCACAAGCATACAATCAGCGGAAATACTGGTGGGTCAAGTGCCTCGTCATCTGGAAACAAGGGTAATGGTGAGGCGCACAATCATGAGGCAGAGCCTCCATTCTATACCTTAGCGTACATCATGAGATACGAATAATGCGTGAAAAATTTCAACACGATGGGCGGGAATTCTACTTGGTACTGGTCGAACCCGAGGATGTCGGAGAGATTTGGCCCTTTGTAAGAGAGGGCGTACTAAATGCCATGACACACTCTGATAGCGTAATGGAGGGGGATGACTTCTACCCAGAGTTAATAAACGGTAAGAGCAGGCTATGGGCATTCATAAGTGAGAAGGAAGTAGTAGGCCATATGATTACGGAGGTGATCAGATACCCGCGCAAATCATTTGTACGTGTACTCACTATGGAGTGCAAAGGTGGTGAGAAAGGAATGTTAGGGATGGAACTTTGGCATAAGTTTGTCCCGACACTAGAACGCTATGCTGCCAATCATGGGTGTGAACACCTTGAGGCTTATACGAGAAAGGGCATGGTAAAGTCACTTGAGAAACACGGTTGGCACAATCAATTTAATATCGTAACCAAACAGATAGAAACGAGGATTCACTAATGGCATCATCAAGTAAACGAAAAACAGACGAAGAGATCGCAAAGGAACTGGCGGAATCCAGAAAGGTGATGTTAACCAGCGCAGGTGGTCTTGGTTCTGGCAAGGAACTAATAGGCACCAATGGGGCCAACTCTTATGGTGGTATCAGAGTAGGGGATGAATACCTTGTCCGAAAGGATGGCGATAGGGAGTATATTGATATCGGCGGTGCAAGGGCATACTGGGACCCTGAAAAGAATACATGGAGGGGAACTGGGTATGACAGCGCCGGTGGTAATCACCGTGCGTCACACTTCAACACTGTAAATGTAGCAGCCAAACCCTCTGGAGGCGGTGGTGGTGGTGAACAGAAAGCACCACAGAAAGACCCCGGTAAAATTATTTATCCTCCGGGCCAAGGACCTGTCCTTGACACCAACCCCGGAGGTGGTGGATATGCCAACTGGCAAGCACCCATGTTCAACTATCAACCAATCACACACGGTCAACACCTTAACCCCTTGGTTGACCCCAACCAGTGGGTGTATACCCCTGATCCTCAGTTCGGAATACTAAATAATCCGGGTATATATTCTAATAACCCACAACCAATGACAGGAGTGCTAGTATAATGGGATCGTCAAGCAAAGAAACAACTCAAACTACTTCTGGTGGTGGCTCTTCAACTTCAACCACTACTAGCACACCGTTCCAACAGCAATACTATGAGCAACTGCTAGGACAGGCGAACAACCTGTACAAGCAGGGACCCATGCAGATGTATGGTGGGCAGACGGTTGCTAACATGACACCGGCACAGATGGAGTCCATGAACCAGACATCAAATTGGGTGACAGGCGGTGCTCAGAATCAGATGAACCAGACTCTGGGCAACTTCAACCAGATGATGTCTGGTCAGGTGAATACAGGTGCCGGCTCACCCTATGGCGACATGATGAATGTCTATAAGGGACAGGCAATGGACAGCGCAAACGATATGATGCAGCAGGTCAGGTCCAATCAGGTAATGATGGGGCAGCCCGGTGGATCAAGCCGTGGTGATCTCCTGAACAACCGTGTCATTGATGAAGCGAACAGGCAGGTCACCGATGCAGGTGCAGCCATGTACAACAACGCCTACAACACAGCACAGCAGGTCCAGAGCAATGCCTTAGGACAGTACGGCAACATCATGAATATGCCTCTGGAGATGTCCAAGCAACTGTACAACAGAGTCGGACTACCGCAACAGCAGTACAACCAAGCGATCATGGATGATGCCAGAACCAGATTCCAGTTTGGTCAACAGGCTCCGTGGCAGCATCTCGCTCAGTATGCCAACATGATCTCTGGGAACTTTGGTGGAACCAATACTGCTCAGTCTGAGTCTGGACACCACAGCACCACGACGTTAGTCTAATGGCAAGCGCAGCACCAATGCTTGGACAGATGCTGGTTGGTACAGCAATATCCAAGATAGGTGAAAATCAAGGATGGCATCCTATGTTCACTGCCGGTCTTGGTATACTTGGTGGAGCAGGTGTAGGGTCAGCGATCTCAGGAGGGGTGGCTGCTAGTGCAGCGCAGTCAGCAGGTAGTCTTGCCGGATCGACAGCCATGTCTGTCAACCCTCATGCCGGATTTGGTATTGCCGACATAGCAAGAACCCGTCTTCCTTACGGAATGTCTGCAACCCCGCACGTTGGTATGGGTGTATTGAATCGACCTTCAGGAATATTGCCAACCGCAACCGGTGGGCTGTCAGGGGCATTTGCAAGTGGGTATCACGGCCCTGCCGAAATGGTTGATCTTCCAGTAAACAGCAGAATAGGAATGAAAGGAAATTACTTTTCCCCTGTAGGTTCTGGTGCACCGACCTATATGAACAAGAGTCAGCAGTGGGGAACTTTAGCAGCAGATGGAGCAAAGCAAGCATGGAAGAATACATGGAAGGATGAGAACTTTATCAAATCATTAGGCACTACAATGATTGATGGAATGTTCGCTGAACAACCACGCAAGCAGCCTATTGGTGGAGGCGGTGGAGGTGGAGGAGGCTCCATGGCTCCCGCATACTCAGCCGGTGGTGCCGGTCAGGGGCAATACAAAATGATACAGTCCTTCCCAGAGCGAGGGACTAGCATACAATGGAACGAGGTAGCATAAATGTCTACAGCAGAAGAATTCATGAGAAGGATACAAGGCGAGATGGGTGTTCTGAATGCAGAATACCTTGTGAATGACAGCCCACTAAAGATCAAGGTTGAGGACTCAGCATCAGGTGATGCCAAAATCTCCGGCGAGATTGAGATTGGTGGTGGTGAAAAGCAAAGGTTCAACCCAATGCAGACATGGATGAAAGCCGGTGAGGTATTGGATTCCGTTTGGGGGGATATGCCATCATACAACAGCATGATCAATCAGAACTACCAAGCAGACGATGATATGTATGGTACTAACGATATTCCGCCGAACTTTACCCCATCTCCCAGCCCTGTACTAAATCAGGGGATGCAGTACGGTACACCAGAGGATTACGGTGTTACACAAGAGGTCACAGATCGCAGCGGTGTGCCCAGTATTCCCTATCAGGGGATGAATTATGGGACATCGGCTGACTATGGGGTCACCAACCCACCCCCAATCTCCAATCCTAGAGTTTACCCCAACCAGATAGGGCCGGAGAATCCTGCCGTGTTTCAGGGCAATATGCCGTATGACTTCACAGGAGGCCTTCCTAACGCCTTTGAGGGTGACCCACCCCCTACCACTGCCTATGGCCCTCCGCCCCTCTCAGGGGGCATACAGGAGCCCTTAGCGAACTATCCGCCTCCCGGCTACCCTTCAGACATACCGGCAGCAGATGGATACAGGACTCCTCCCAACACAGCGATGCCCGGATACGACCCCGGACCCACAGCAGCAGAGGGTCAGGACGCTCAGGTATCTGCAGTAGAGAATGATTGGAATGCCACGATGGATCAGGGTGGTGCCAATCCTGCTGACGTAGCCAAACAGGATGCGGTGATCAAGACCTCAGCCCAACAGAATGACGGCTCCTCTACGGTGGGTGGTAAACCCGCTGCTGATGACCCGGCCATGCAACAGGCATGGGGTGCTCTGGCCTACGATCCTGCCAAGCGGAAGGAAGAATACACCAAGAAGATGAACACGGTCTTCATGCAAGCCATGCTGCTTGATGTGGCTGCCAATGCTATGGGTGTCCCGAGCAGGGCGAATGCCTTCATGGATCACAGCATGAAGGTCCTCCAAGAGCAGATGAAGTTCGATGATCAGGAACGACTGTACCGGATTACTCAGGGTGTGTTCTACCCCGGCGGTGTCTATGATCCCCCGCAGACACAGCGTGAGGGATTTGAAAGGGCGATGGCTCTGGGGGCTACAGCCGAAGAGGCTGCTGCAATCTCAGGGTATATGCCCGAAGGTCAGGTAGGCTACGATACGTACTATAAGGCACAACCTGATGGCAGCGTCCAGACGATCTACGTACCCAAAGGTCAGGCTCCGCCTGTCGGTGCTACCGATGCCAGTGGTATCGCAACACATAATGCAGACCTCAACAAGCCGGCAACTGATGATGACCCAACCGCTATCCAGATCGAACGCCAAGTCAATGAATGGCGCACGGAGGCAGAGGGATTACGTGCAGCAGGTGACATAGCAGGTGCGGAGGCTCTTGAGGCTAGGGCTGACAACCTCCTGAAGTTGGGAGGTGGTTCATCCACGACCAATGAATACTCCTACGCTCAGGCTAACTCAACATTCAACAGCACTTACGGCGGGATGATGAGGACGGCAGCAGAGTACGGACCAGACGCAGACAATACCTACCGCGATCCTGAAGGGAACTTTATTCCATGGGATAGGTTCAGGTATGAATGGTTGACCAGTCCTGATTACGAGATCAGGATCATAGGACGAGATGGTACAGAGAGAGGCGTACCCACATGGACGGCTATCCAAGCAGGTGCCATGATGAGGGATCAGTTGCCTCCCACACCCACCTCCGATACACCAGAGGATACAGCGGGTCTGGTTGCTACTGATGCAGACATCAAGAAACTAAGGGAGAATCCAACACCACAAATGATCAAGTTCTTTATCGAGGCGTTTGGTATTGACCAACTGCCTGAGGAATTTAAATAATGGAGATAGTAGGTGGCGGTGGTGGATGGGGTGATGACAATCCCTACTCCAAAAACCCTGATGTAAATCCATTTCTCCATGCCAGTAAAAGCACGGAGCAGCACCTTGCTGATGGGACTAACCCATTCATCAATGTAACCTCTGAGAGAAAGAAACCATCCAAACTGGATGCCATGTTCTATGTTGGGAGCAGGGCGACCTCTGATTCTGTCAGGGGGTTTGCTCAGTGGACAGGTCATGGGGAGGAACGGATGGCAGCAGAGCAGCGGTACATGGAAGAACTCATGTCTGATCCTGATGTCGGGCCATACGCTACCGCAGCATACTACACCGGCTTGTTCGCTGACCCTGTGGCATGGGCACTCCCCGTGTCAAGGCTTAAGCACATCAAGACGGCAAAGGATTTCTTTACCAAGTTCTTCCCGATGGCTGCCGGTTCAGGTGCTGTAGCCGGAGGGCTATCCTATATCCCAGAGGGAACCCAATCCCTTGTGGGTGAAGGGGATATGACCAGAACAGAGATGGCCGGCATTGGCGCAGTAGCCAACACGGCCCTGTCTCCTGTGGCTCTGGCCGTTGGTAAGGGAGTAAAGAAAGTATACGAGCCTATCGGTGAGGCTGCATGGACTGCGATGAAACATCCCGCAGGATCAGGCTCTACGGTGGGTGGTCTGGTAGGGTACAACGTGGAACCTGATGCATCGCAAGAGGACAAGTTGCGTAACATGGCATTGGGTGCAGCATTAGGTGGTACGACATTCGCTATCCCAAAGACCATAGATAAGATCAGGGGAAATACCCAACTGTCAGATATGTTTGGTGATGCAATCATCCCGAATTTCAAACTGGCAGACGATATGATCTATGCCATGAACAGGTTCAGAGGTCGCAAGTCCCTGTACGCCAAGGAATGGGAATCAGTCCTCAGGGGTATCAGGGATATGCCAATGGCAGACAGGAAGGTCCTGTACCGGATGCTCCAGAACCGGAACATGGGGATTGGTACTGACGACTTTGACCTTGAGAAGTTGGGGATTGCCTCAGAATCTCGCGCCATGATACAGGAGTACGGTCAGGCTCTGGTGAATCTGGGTGTACTGGATGAGCGTACATTCATCAAGAACATCGATGACTACCTGCATACCTCCTACATGAAACACGATTGGGATATGCCTATTGATCCTGTGTCTAACCTCAGGGCATCACAGCATATGTTCAAGATGAGGGGAAATGTAAAGGCATTTGATAAGGTTGCATGGGAACGCGGTGAACGACCGGATGATCTGGGTGCATGGGAAGTAATCGAGGACGGTGTCAACGGCATGAGAGTCCGGAGACAGTGGACCAAGGAAGAGAAACTGGCGATGGGTGAGATCGAGGATGCCGGCTATGCCATGATGAAAACCGGGATGATGATGGGGCATGAGCGTGGACTGGGAGAACTGTTCAAGGAACTGGCTCAGTCTCCTAACGTCGTCCTTCCTCAAGGGCCAAAGACCGTAAAGGTTCCGACTAACGGACAGTGGGGGGATCTTGGTGGTAAGCATGTAGACCAAAGGACATGGGAACAACTAAAGACATTCAGGGAATACACTGGACCAAGTGCTCTCAGTATGTGGGCCAACCGATACAAGAAAGCCAACGCGGTATGGAAAGGATTTAAAACTATTGTATCCCCGCCGGTACACCTTGCTAACTTTGTTTCTTCCGGACATATGTTTGACATGGCCAATGGAGATTGGGCTGATGTTGGACGAGCAGCCAAGCAGATGTACAAGCAGGATGAGATGTTTGACCAGATGGTTGAAGATGGAGTCCTAGGTCATTCCTTTGTCAACCAGTTGCGTGAGGGTAAGAACGAAGTCCTGATGATGTACGGCAACAGTGGTAGTGGCTACGTCAGGATTGGTGATGGTCCGGGTGGACTCAACAGGGCCATGGATTGGACCACCAGAGTCATGCGCAAAGTCAAGGAAACTGTATGGGACAATGCTGCCAAACTCTACCAGTTAGAGGATAATATCTGGAGGGCCGGCCTGTACAACACCAAACTCCGAGAGGCCAAGGCCATGGGGATGAGTGAGATGAAGGCCAGAGGATGGGCAGCCAGACAGGCCAAGGAATTCTTTGTCGACTACGACCAGAATCCCCCACTCCTGAATGCGATGCGTCATACTTTCCTGCCGTTCTTCTCGTACACCTACGGTATCATGCCACGACTGGCTGAGGTTGCCACAAAGAACCCTGCCAAGTACATGAAGTGGGCCGGCATCTACGCCGGGATGAACCAGTTAGGTGAACTGACATCAGGCGAGGATGACTACCTCATAAACAGGACCAAGGAACTGATCAAGGACAACCCTATGATGGGTATGCCCTTCATGCCTAACGCCCGTGTGACGCTGCCTGAGGTCGCCTCAGAGGCTGTTGCTCCAGACTCCCTTGATCTCCAGTCTCTCAACGCAGAGCGTTGGTTGCCCGGCGGTACATTCAGCCTGAGTGAGGGGGGTACAGGACAGATACCCTTCTTACCGAATGCTATCCAACCATCAGGTGGACTGGCAGGGGCAGTGGGATGGCCTATTCTAGGCATCAACCAGTTCCAAGGAACTGATATCCCTGAAGGCAAGAAGTTTGAATCAGCGGTAAGGAACGTCCTGCCGAACTGGGAATACCTTAATGTAGGCGGTATCAGATCATGGGCAGAGCAGAAGAACCAGAGGGCCCGGTCAGGTGAGACATCGAGGTTCCAAGATGACTACTCCCCACTGTCTGCTAGGTTCTCCAATGCCGGCATCAGGATCGAGCCACTGAACCCGCGCAAGTTAGCCGGCAGGATAAGGATGAAGTATAACCAGAAGTTAAAGGATGTTAAAAAGGAAATGAGTCGGATCAGGCGAGAGCGATCCTATAGTGATGAAGAGAAGGCAAAGAGGTTGGAAGAGCAGCGAGAGAAACGCCGGAGAATACAAGAGGATATGAGGAGGGCACTTGGAAGCGAATAATGTATTGCAGTTCAGGTCCAAGGAGTTTGAAGGGCCACAGTTAATCTGTGTATATTGGGAGGACATCATCTCAACAGCGGGTTGGGATGAAGGGGAAGATATAGAACCACCCAAATTAAAATCAATCGGGTGGTTCCATTCTTCTACCGATAAGGTATTAAAGATAGGGGATACGTTGGGGGAAGATGATAAACCGTATGGTATTACCGCCTTTCCAGTTGGGTGTATTACCGCGATTGACGAACTTTCTTTCGATCAGCAGCATACTGAAACAGCGTAATCCCCTCCTTATCGAAGAACACGTCGCGCCACAGTTTACCTGATGGCGCTCTCTTATACATATTGAGCCAACAGAAGCGGGCGAAGTGCAGTCTCCTGTCCTCCGCCCATTTCTTTTCAGGACTTGGATTTAGCACTGTGAATCAGGATGTCGCAGTAGTCCTTGATCTTCTCAAGGTCTTCTATCCCACCCTTCATATCGTACCGACAGATGTACTTCACGATGTTCCCTTCAACGAACCCCATGTTATTCTCAACAATGAAGTCGACAGGTTGTATCGGCATATCGTAGTGCTTAGGAACGCGCACGTTTAAACCCCTCTAGGATGTCCTCTAACTTGTAGTAGACCTCACCCTTATGCATCTTCCATCGACCACCTAGTGCGTCCCGCACCTCATTAAGGACAGCCTCAGTCCATCCATTGGTGGACGGTGTTGCTGTCTGCTTCTTCACCCATGATGCGGACACCCATTCCTGTCCATCCACACCACGGAACTTTTCATCTACTCCCGGTTCAATTATCATGTAGTTCGCTTATCTCCAAGTTGTACATATCTGCGTGAGTCTTAAAACCATTTGACTTGTCAACCCTTCCTTTCTTCATCAGCCTAGCCTTATCAAAGAACTCATCCCTGTCTATAAATCCACAGAGCCATACGCTCTTTACTCTCCTGCCATCAAGCGTGACGCTTATGAAAGCATAGCGATCAGGCTGTTGGTGTGTACTGGTCTTGGCTACCGATACATCGTAGTGCATCTGAGGGTCTACGCTCCTGCGCTTGGTCTTGACTTCAATGGTTTCACCCTTATAGATCAGGTCATACCAGTAGTCATCCTGTACCCACAGTGCGTTGAGGTGTTGGGCCAAGGCTAACTCACCTAACCTGCCGGCAAAGTTTCCATCCCCACCCGTGATTGAATTGTTCAGGCTTCCAAGTTCTGCTGCCCACTCGACAGCATCCTTAATCATATCTGAATCAAACTTTAGTTGTTCCACATCCACTCCAGTATTGC